ACTCATTATCTGCCCTGCCAATTTAAAGATGAATTGGAAAACTGAAATCGAGTTTTGGCTTCCATCTTCACAAACACAAATCATCAGCGGCACTGAATGGCAAAGTATCTGGGCGGAATATGTGATTGTCAACTATGACATTCTTTCGCGACCCATAAATGGTAAGGATTGTGTTCGTCAAGACCTATGGGAAACTGACTGGCAAGCAATCATCTGGGATGAAGCACATTACATCAGTGGAGAGAAAATCATCCGTGGTTGGGCAGCACTTGCTCTCAGAGAAAAGCATGTTCCACTAATTGCAATCACGGCGACACCTGGAAAGAACAGACCAAAAGACTATTTCACGATCATCAACGCAATAAACGATAAAATGTTTCCATCATTCTTTAAATATGTCCACAGGTATTGCGGAGCCAAAAAAGGATACAAAGGGCATTGGGACTATTCTGGTTCATCTAATGAAATTGAACTACACAACAAATTAACCAATTCTATGATGATAAGACGCAAAAAATCTGATGTATTCAAAGACTTACCAGCGAAAGTGCGGAGAGTAATTACCTTCGAACTTGACAACAAAACAGAATACGAACAAGCAGAAAACGACTTCCAAACATGGATTGAAGAGAATGGAAAAGAAAGCAATTCCATATTTGCTCAAATTGAAGCATTAAAACAATTAGCCGTAAAAGGAAAAATGAAAGCTGTTATCCAATGGGTAAAGTCAATGCTGGAGACTGTTGATAAAATGGTGATCTTTGCTGAACATAAAGAAACCATAAACGTGTTAATGTCTGAATTTGGGAAAATAGCAGTCCGTTGTGATGGAGGAACAAATGAAAAAGATAGAGAACAAGCCAAACAACTGTTCCAACAATGTAAACGGTGTGGAGTTCGCAAAGAAAAACATGCATTTACTCCAAATGCTTGCATTGAGTACACACCCGATTTATCGTGCCGCCTTTATATTGCAAGCAAATCTGGAAAGGAAGGAAATACTCTCACGGCTGCGGAACATGTTGCCTTCATAGAACTTTGGTATTCTCCCGCAGATATGGACCAAGCCGAGGATCGGTGTTATGGGCGCGCTGGTGATCTACATGGTGCAACTGCTTGGTACTTAATAGCTCACAATACAATTGAAGCACACTTATCTAAAATTTTAGACCTCAAAAACATTACACTAACCAAAGTTATGGATGGGAAAGAAGTTTCAGAAAAAATGCTTATCACAAAACTTTTAAAGGAGATTAAAAAATGAAAACAAAATATTGTCCTAATTGTAAACAGGAAATGGGATTTAAAAGAAGTCTTGGTGTTGGAACAATTTTGATGATCGTACTGACTGCTGGTTGGGGGTTACTTCTGCTCCCATTGTACCCTTCCCGTTGTGTTCGTTGTGGTAACAAATATTAAAAGGAGATCAATCATGAAAAAAGAACTTTGTAAACATAAATGGGTGACAAAAATCACAAAAATAAAACATTGCTTTGGGTTATTTACGACAACAGAAGAAACAACTTTTTGTATCCACTGTGGAGGTTTATCTCCATATCATTATTGGTAATAAATATTAAAAGGAGATTGTTCATGAAAGAATATGAATATAACCAGGAACTCACTTCTCAACCTTTACTAATTTGTGAATTAAATATTTTAGGAGAGTTTGGGTGGGAACTCTGTTCGCTCGCAATCCTTGTCAATATAATGGACACACCATACTACTACATTTTTAAAAGAGAGAAATAGTCATGCCAAGAACAATTAATCCACCAGAAGAAATTAAAGAAATCTCCAAATGTCAAAACAAATACCCTTGTGGAGGTTGCGTACCAAACCCCCCACACGATTGTCCATATGACGTAAAAAATCGTTGTGGTGCTCCGTGTCAAGATGCAATCATCTGCCACAAACTATGCCACAATCTGCATTGCAAAGCATACAAGGACTACCATGAACTTGTTACATTAAGACGCAGAGAAGATACACGAATCTGGAATGCATCACATAAGGGAGAAGAGCCCGAGGTAATTGTGGAACAACCAGACAATAACGATTGGGAAGAAACTGTTTCCGCTTTAACATTAAGAAGAACTCTGCCACCACCTGAGGAGATTTAAAGTGTCATTTGATGCCATAAGGTTCTTAAAAGAGAATCACCTGGAATATGATGATTCCAATGAACGATCAAGAGAAGGATGGGTAAATATCAATTGCCCTTTCTGTGGTGGTGGTTCCCGTGGGTATGATCTTGGAATCAATCTTGAAGGTGAATATGGCAGCTGCTGGCTTTGTCGTGGTAAAAGTCTACAACAAGTAATCAAGAAACTGGTGCATTGCTCATACACAGAAGCAAATAAAATCATCAAGCACTACCACGGGAGAACTGCATACATACCTAAAGAAATAGCATCAACAAACATTAAAAAACTGGAACTGCCCCCAGGAACTGGTCCCATGCAACAGCAACATGACGATTATTTGATTAGTAGAAATTTTGACCCTGAAAGACTTGAAAGAATTTATCAGTTGCAAGGGACAGGCAGAATAGGGGACCACAAGAACAGAATTATAGTACCAGTCTATTTTGAAAACAATTTAATCTCATATCAAGGACGTGAAATTATACACCGTCCTAAGGTATCTGGTGGGTTTGACAATCGTTGGAAAGCTTGTGAAAAAAGTTTAGAAGTAATTTCGCACCAACATGTACTTTATGGATATGATCTTGTAAAAGGAGATACTTGCTGTCTGATTGAGGGCTGTAGTGACACATGGAGACTCGGTCCTGGGTCCGTAGGGATGTTTGGATTGGGGTACACCATACAACAGATCAATTTATTAATTAAACGCTTTAAACGGGTATTCCTTTTGTTGGACCCTGAACCACAAGCGCAACTAATCGCGGAAGAGATTGCATGGAAGTTGGAATACGCAGGACGAGAGGCTGTTATCTGTGATCTGGAGAAAGATTGCGACCCTGGAGATTTAGATCAGGATGATGCTAACTATTTTATGAGGGAAATTCACTTACGAGGACACAACTAATGGAAACTAATGACTTTACTGAAACGGATGTACGCTTTGAATGTTTAAAATTGGCATTAGATGGAGTCACGTGCGAGGACGATGTAGAGGTCCTCAGAGTGGCAAGAAGGTTCACAAAATTTGTATTGGGCAAGAATAAAATTGAAACTTCAAAAAATTAGTATTAAAATTAAAGTTCTTCACTGCAAAATCCCTACAAAGAGGCTTTCGGAGTCGCGCCCGAAACGGGAAAGGGGGTCAGTACTCCATGAACTGACTCCCGCTTCAACCTAAATACCATGGAGGTATCAAAATGAAAGAAAATTCACTAATCATCCCCGCGGAAGTTGTTCGTCGTTGTTTAAGCATAGATAATGGAACTGATGCTTTGTCCCTATACATGTTTTATGTATACACACGGCATACTCATGTAAAAAATTACTTAAGTAACTCATTTATTGTGCGTGGATTAGGATGGTCCAAAGAAAAAGTAAGACTTAGTGAAAATGCATTAGATTACTTGAAAGTTAGGGAATTATAAAAATGAACCAAATGAATCAAAACATTGCACATAAAAAAGAGGCTTTTTCTGGTCTGCCAGATATAGGTGTCTCCGCGGAAGTTTTATTTCATCCTGAACTATCGAGCACTGAAAAATTACTTTTTGGACTTTTACGCAATTTATCACAAACATCCAAGGGTTGTTGGGCAAGTAACAACTACCTGGGTGCTCTTTTAAGTGTTGGGGGGCAATCAATTTCAAATAGCATTGCCAACTTAAAACAATTACATTTTATCATTGTGGAACTTCAACAAGTAAATACCAATGAAATTATACGACATATTTTTATTGATCCTACTTATTTGCAACACTACCGAGAACTAGCACAATCCAAAAATGATCAGCTTACCCCCCTAGAAGAAAATGTATATACCCCTATAAGAAAAGTTATAGGGGGGTATAAGAAAAGTTATAGTAAAGATGATAATGAAGATGATAATAAAAGAAAGACTCTTAGTGGTTCCACCACTTCTCTTTCTTTTGATCGAATTAAAGCATTATGGAATTTAGCTATGAAAGAAACAGAAGTACCCCAAATTTCAAAATTAACTAATGTCAGAAAAAACAAATTGAAAAGTCGGATCCAAGAATTATTAACCTATGATGATTGGAAAAAATTATTTATTAAAATAGCAGGGACTCCATGGCTTCATGGTAAAAATGATAAGCAATGGATTGTTTCATTTGATTGGATAATTGAAAATGATAATAATTACACAAAAGTTTTGGAAGGAAAATATGATAATTCCAAAGAAGAACCTGAGGAAGAGTACATTGGGAAGTCCCCAAAGTTTTTAAGTACGCACCACATGACTGATGCTGGAGGGTGGGAAAAAGATGAAAACTAAACGAGTGGACAGCTCCCTTGATACCCAAATTATTACAGGGATGATTGTATCCACAAATTATCTAAAAGCAATTTTGGACATGTACCACCCAGAATATTTCAAAGCACCCTTTGCTGTGATTGTTGCTAACTGGTGTATTGAATACTTCAAGGAGTACCAAATTGCTCCTATGCAACAAATTCAGGATATTTTTCATTCCAAACAACGAGACGGACTAGACGACAATACCGCGGATACAATTGAACAGTTTTTGGCAAATTTGTCAGAAAAGTATGAACAATCAGAAAAGTTCAATGTGAACTATTTACTCCAAGAAACTGAGATATTGTTTCGTAAGCGGGGACTTAAATGTCGAATTGAGGATATGGAATCTGCACTCTCTCAGGGTAATCTGGAGGAAGCAGAACACCTTGCCACAAGTTACAAAATACCAGAACGAATGAAAATCTGTGGTTTACCATTCTGTGATCAGGAAGGATTCAGACTTGCATTCGAATCAAGAGCGGAGCCACTTTTCAAATTACCTGGAGCATTAGGTCAGATGCTTAATCCGCATTTCATCCCTGGTGGATTTATGGCCTTTCTTGGTAGAGAAAAGATTGGTAAAACTTGGTTGATGATGGAGCTCAAAAAATATGCTCTCCAAGATCATAACAATGTAGCAATGTTCCAACTTGGAGATTTAACTGAGGATGAATATCGAGTTAGACAAGGAGTGCAATACTCAGGGAAAAGCAATGACCCACGTTATTGCATGGAGTTAAATGTTCCTGTGCTTGACTGCATGAATAATCAACAAATGAAATGCCCTCATGGAAATCTGAATAAGGAAACAGTCAGAGACGAAAAAGGGCAACTGTTTGAAAATGTAGTAGATGAATTAATGGAATCTCACAAAGTTTGTCATGAGTGCATGAAATTAAAAACCTTTAAAGGTGCTACATGGTGGGAGAAAAGGAAAGCTGTTGAACCTCTGAATTGGAAAGAGGCATTCAAGATTACCAAACGATGGGAGGATCGTCACCACATAGGACGTTTCAAGTTGTCAGTGCATCCAAACTCAACTATGAACGTCAAGAGCATTGAAAGAATGCTAGACTTGTGGGAAGCTCAGGATGGGTTTGTCCCAAGAGTGATCTTCCTTGATTATCCAGATATCATGCTACCAGAAGATTCAAGAACTGTTGACAAACGAGAGCAGGAAAATGAAAGATGGAAAGCAATAAGGAGATTGAGTCAACAACGACATGCTTTGGTGGTGGTAGTCACACAAAGGAACTGGATGGATGCAAAGGCTGAAACAAGCACAGGTGAACATGTTGGAGAAGATAAACGAAAATTGGCACATGTAACCGCTTTTTTTTCACTGAACCAAACTGATGAAGAAAATGAGGAAGGTTTAATGCGAGTGGCTCCAATGTCCGCTGGGATACGTGAGGGGAA